ATGGACTTGCACAAGGAGATGTCAGAAGGATTTCAGAAGTTACCAAGCTTCCATTACAACAATGCCTAATATGGCTTGAGTTTGAGAAGGAGAAGAATAAATTAGAAGCAGATGCCATTAAAAAGGCATATAAACAATAAAAGATGACACAGTTTTACGACATATTAGACAAGATAAAGGAGAGGTTAAGAGCTAACCCTAATGTCTTTTCTGTAACTTATGGGGATATTACAAAAGTGGATTTGGATAAGACAACTATATTTCCACTTTCACACTTAAACATCTCTAACGCAACCATTAAAGAACACACGATAAGCTTTACTTTGCAATTGCTATGTGTAGACATTGTAGACTATAACAAAAATGTTAGTCCTGATGATGAGTTTTATGGTAATGACAACATGCAGGACATCTTAAACACTCAGTTGCAGGTTGTAAATGATGTTGTGAGTCAGTTAAGAAGGGGTACTTTGTTTACTAATGAGTTGCAGGTTGTAGAGGATGTGTCTGTACAGCCGTTCATGGATAGGTTTGAGAATGAATTAGCGGGTTGGGGAGCAGATATTCTTATTGAAATGCCTAATGACATAAGTATATGTTAGAAGATAACAGATATGTTAACCTTAAAAGGTTATTAAACCTATATGGGGAGCTATTTGTTAGGGAGTATAGGAAGAGGTTAAAGGCTGATGGTACTTATGCTTCAGGTAAGGCTTCAAGAAGTCTTGAGTATGGTGTAACTATTGGTCAGTTACAATCTGAGTTAAGTGTTTTAGGGGAAAGATATATTACAGCTATTAATGATGGTAGAACGGCAGGGAAGACACCACCTCCTTCAACAGCTATATATAGGTGGATGAAAGCAAAGGGCGTTACACTTAGAGATTCGAAAGGTAGGTTTACTACTGCAAGCGATTACAAAATGAGGGGGGCGGCTTGGGCAATAGCAAGGTCTATAGGAGAAAAAGGTACTATAAAGGATTTCCCAAATAAAAATGCTTATCAAGGTACAGGGCTAATAGATATAGTTTATAACAACATAAAAGACACCTTCGGAGATGAAATATTAGAGGCTTTCGGAGAAGATATAGAATACACATTACAAGGATATTTAAAAGACGTTAAATAATGAAGAAGTTAAATGCAAGAAGTCCATTTTACTTAACGGTAAACTCAGATGATGCACCCGTACCTACACCTACCCCTGTAACTAATGTATCATGTGGAGATACTTGGCTAACAGGTGTTGATGTTGGAGATAGGATATATCAATTAAATACAAGTGAGGTTGGTGATATTGACATAGTTATTGGTGGTAATGATGTTCCTGTAAATTTTACTTTAGATTGGGATGGTAATACTGCTACCACAGGATATATTGGATTAAACACTTATGACGCAGATTTAATTGCTGCAGGAGTAAATCCATCTGACATAAACACAGGTAGCCCATCTACTAAAGATACAACATTAACAATAAATAAGACTTCTGCAAGTCCAACATTGGTTAGTTTAAATGTTTTAGCGCCATTAGTAAATGACAACTATTCGTTAGAGTTTAATTGCCCAACCGCTATACCAACCATACCATGTGGAGCAGGTTCATCTTATTCAGGAGGGACTTCTTATCCAACTATTCAGAATGTAACATTAGGTTCAGACACAGGAGTTGTTACATTGGATTACGATGCGTATTCTGTGCCTGATAGATTTGTGGTGGAATTTGATGGTTCAGTTGTAATTGACACGGGCTATAGGGGTGATGCTTTCTATCAAACTCAACTAAATAGTGCTTTAGCTACCTACGGAGACCCATCATCAACAATACAAGGCTTAGGTTCGGGTAGTGTGACATTTAATAAGACTACAGCGACAACAACTGCAACAGTAAAAGTGTATGCTCCAATGAGTGGAACAGGATGGGCTTTCACTTTAAATTGTCCTGAATAACAATAAACAAGATATGGCAACAATAGTAAACGCAACATTACAACTTTGGATATATACAGGGAATTATGGCTCTAAGCCCGCTACCGCTAACTACACTATATTCAAGGAAAAGAAGACAAATGAAGATGTTATTGTATTTGAAATAGCTGAACTCGTAAGAGATTATATAAATATAAACTTTACAGGTGATTATAATAATATAACTCAATCATCATGGGTGGAGTGGACTATAACAAGGCTTTTTGATGATGACTCAACCGATACTATTTCTGATGAAAGAATAGTTTTAGATGGTTATGGATATTTCCAAGATGAAATAAATCCTGAGCTTCCATATATATTATTGCAGTCAAATACTAAAATGTATGTTAAAAGTGGTGATTTACCTTACATACCTGTATTTGTAGACCCATATGAAGGAGTTTATCAAATAGACTACTATAAAAGTAATGTTTTACTACTTTCTGAGACATTTGGAGCAAGTTTAACTCTTCTTACTGCTGACACTACAAACTTCACGGCTGATACAACTGCTATAACCGCAGACTCTAATTATATTATTGGGGCAGGCTCTGCTCAGTATGTATTTAATGCTACTACCGTAGGAGACCCTGATACCGTTGTTATAACGGATGTACATAATAACACTAAGACTGTAAACATAGAATACCTTACAGAGTGCAAATATGAGCCATTTAAGGTGTCTTTTGTTAACAAATATGGAGTAATACAAGGAATATACTTCTTCAAAAGAAGAAATGACTCTAATCAAGTAATGTCTGATGGATATAAGTCAAATGCACTTGTAATTGGGGATTCTGATGTTTCTTATAAGACATCAATGCCGCAAAACCAAAGATACGCTGTAAACTCAAAAGATTCTATTACTATGAATACAGGATTTGTAGATGAAGGATTTAATGATGTTATAAAGGAGTTGTTGTTATCTGAAAATGCTTGGATTCATGAAAACGGAACAGTTTACCCTATAAACCCTAAGACAGAATCATTAACATTCAAGAAATCTGTTACAGATAGACTTATAGACTATTCTATAGAATTTGAATATGCTTTTGACACTATAAACAACATAAGATAAATGCAGACTATACAGCTTTATGTAGATGGACAAAGGGTAGAGATGTTTGCTGATGAAAGTATTCAGCTTACCTCATCTATTCAAAATGTAAGGGATATATCTAAGATATTTACAGATTACTCTCAGACATTCAATGTTCCTGCATCTAAAATAAACAATAAGATATTTAAACACTACTATAACAACGCCATACAAAATGGTTATGATGCAAGATTTAGGAGTCAGGCTGTCATTGAACTAAACCACTCTCCTTTTAGGAAAGGTAGTATAAGGCTGAATAAGGTTAAAATGAAGAATAATAAACCTTACTCTTATGAATTAACTTTCTTTGGGTCTACAGTGTCGCTTTCAAGGATATTAGGAGACGATAAGTTAAAGAATTTAGATTTATCCGACTATAACCATGAGTGGACTTATAATAATGTCTTACAAGGCTTAGAAACAGGTTTGTCTTTTAACGGAGATGCTGCTGCGGTTATTTATCCACTACTTAGCCCTAAAAGAAGGTTTATATTTGATTCTGATGCAGGTTACACACCTATAGACAACTATGCTAACATAGGGTCTGCTTTGGCTGAACAAGGTGCTTATCAGCAAGATTTAAAACCTGCTATTAGACTTATTAGAATTATAGAGGCTATAGAAGCTAAATATCCACTTACATTTTCAAGGGACTTCTTTAATAGCTCTGTATTTAATGATTTGTATATGTGGTTACATAGAGCTGCAGGTCAAATATCCTACGCTGAAGATGAGTCTGATATGATTGTATCTAATTGGTCTTTAAATAGTGAAAATTTACCATGTCCGTCAGAACAAGCGGGAGTTGGCGAGGCTTTTTTCTCTGATAATTACTTTTCATACACCTCTACATATTCAAACTTAGAAGACTATGTAGATGGAGATGCTCAATTAACAATTACTCCTGATGATTTAAACGCTGAATACAGCTATAAGATATTAGACTTAGTATCTGATACTATAATGTTTGAAGAAACTAATGTTAAGGGAGTTAAAGTAGCTACAGTAGAAATGACAACTCCTTCAGGTCAAAGTAGTAGAGATTTTGAGGTGCAGGTTCAGATAAGTACCAAAGGTGATAGTGGTTTTCTTCTTTATGATGCTGAATGGTACATAAGAACATATTATATTGGAAGAGGAGGAGATTTAGAGTGTTTAAATGAACAAAACTACGAAGCTTTAGCTCAAGATATGATTGGTGATGTTATTATGACTAACCAAGTACCCGACTTAAAAATAATAGACCTACTTACAGGTTTATTTAAGATGTTTAATTTAACAGCCTATGTAAACGACTCAGACACTATTGTGGTAGATACCTTAGATAACTTTTATGCTACATATAACACTCATAATATATCTAAATATGTAAAGGTAGATGATTCTGACATAGAAAGAGTTCCCCTGTATGGTAATATAAACTTTGACTTTAGAAACCCATCAACATTTTTATCTGTAGAGTTTAGTGAAAGGAATGGACAATATTTTGGCTCTGAAGAGTTTAATGTTATTATAAATGGAGAATATATAGATGGTGAAGACTATAATATTACACTACCATTTGAAAAAGTTATATATGAAAGACTAACTGATTCTTTTGATGATTCTGAAACTAACGCATGCTATGGTTGGTTTGTTAGTGAAAATGAAGATAAGATAAAGGGGAGTCCATTACTTTTCTTTAATGTTAATCAGACTGTAGGGACTAAGAATATATATTTTAGAAGTGCTGATGGTATTACTCAAGCAAGTCCTGCAACATATAATAGACCGAGTAATGTAAATTCAGATGAGACACAAACACTAAACTTTGATGCTGAAAATGATGAGTTTAATTTGGTGTTTAACTATAACTCTCTATTTGAAAACTATTATAAGACTTACATAGAGTCTGTGTTTAATCAGTATAACAGGATAACTAAGATAAACGCTTTATTACCAATTAAAGTACTCTCTAAATACAAACTTAATGATAGGGTGGTTATAAACGACAAGAGATACAAAATAAACTCAGTAACATCTAACTTGATGAATGGTAATAGCCAATTAGAACTAATAGAAGACTTATAACATGATAAAGAATATAATAGACTTACTAAATGCCTCTGATTGGTTAATTGGAGATGAAGACATAGACTTAGCTAAGGGTAAGTATAAAGCACCTATAACATACAAAGAACTAAAACAAAGACTACAAAGATATAAAACATATAACTAATGGCGGACTTAAACAAAATAATTAACATACAGGTTAATTTTGGAGAAGGCAAGATAAAAATTGACAACCTAACAACAAGCATAAAGAATCTTGACCAAGCCAAAAAGAACTTAGGGTCTACAATAGTAGGGGTTCTAAATCCTGCATTTAATAGAACTGAGCAAGTTATAAAGGATGAAATAGCTGCTTTAACTAAAAATAGAGCAGCTATAGCTTCTACATCTATTCAGTACATGATGTTTACTGACAGGATAGAACAGCTTAACTTAGAGATGACTAAGCTTCAAGGTAAGGCTCTTCAGTCTGCTACAGTAGGCGTTAATGGTTTAGGTAAAGGATTTAAAGGTTTAAGAAATGACTCAGGTTTAGCAGCTCAAACACTTGTCGAAGTTGGTAGGACTATTTCTGATGCTAACTATGGATTTACCGCTGTAGCAAACAACCTTTCTCAATTAGGTCATTATTTTACTTCTTTGATTGTAGAGTCAGGAGGACTAAAAAATACTTTTGCGAGTTTAGGCAAACAAATGCTTGGTGCAGGTGGGTTAATGATAGCGTTTCAATTGGTGATATTCTTTATAGAAAAATATAGTCTATCTCAAAAGAAAGCTAAGGATGCTACTGAAGATTTAAACAAGACATTAAACGAACAAGCTACTAAACTTGACCTTTTAAGCAGAGCTGCTTATGGAGACCAAGATTATATAGATGCGTTAAAAAGAAACTTTAGTGAATTATCAGGCTACTTGAATAGCTTAAACGATTTAGAAAAGGAAAATCACGAAATTGTTAAAGTAGGTATAGATGCTCAGAGAGATTTAATACAAGTAAGGATAGCTCAAAATGCAGAGAGAGAAAAGATAAAAGCTCTTGAAGCTGAAACATTAGCACAAGGGTTTTCTACTTTAGAGCAAAAAGATAAACTTACTAACCTTAATTTAACCTTAAATCAACTATACTTAGATGAATCTAAGCTTTTAAGAGTATTAAATAGAGAAAAGAACGAGGGAGTAGACCTTACATTTAAAGAAATTAAGGCTGCAAAGGAAAGAGAAAGGTTATTTAAGGAAGGTATATTAGACTTAACTCAATTAGAGGAAAGATATAGACAAAAGTCCTTGCAAGATGAGAGAACCACTCAAGAAGAGCTTATAGAAATAAGAAGAGAGGCTGCTATCGTTGATGCAAGAATTAGATACAATACCTTTATTGATAAACAAAGGATTAGATATGAAAATTACATAGCAGAAGAGAAGGATGAAAAGAAAAGAGCAGATGCTACTATTAAATTCCTTAACTCTCAAGCTAACGCATATCAAGAGCATAATAATGTAATTTCTGCAATTAATACAGCATCTGATAACGAATCTTCTATATTAGAAAGACAAAAGAATCTTAGGTTTGAAAGCTTATTAAACGACAGGGTATTATCTGAAATAAAATCAAAAGTTGATTTATCTACAAATGAATTAAACAAGATAGATGCTTCTTTTGAATTAGAACAAGAGAAGACTCAACAAAAGATAGATTTAATAAGAATTGAAAGAGACGCAAGAATAGCAGCAGGTCAAGACACATTTATACAAGACCAACAAATAGCTAATGAAACTGAAGCTTTAAATCAGAAAAGAGTAAAGGCTTTTGAAGATGCAGAAAGAGCTAAACTTGCTATTGCTAATCAGGTTGGACAAGCTATTATAGCTATTGCAGGAGAAGGCTCTGCTATAGGTAAAGCAGTTGCAGTTGCTATGGCTACAATGAATACTTATGAGGCTGTTACAGCGGCTTTAGGAGCTAAACCTTATGGTCCTTGGAATATAGCTCAGGCAGCAGCGGTTGGTGCAATGGGATTTATACAAGTTAAAAACATACTTAAAACACAAGTACCATCTCCAAAAGGAGGTTCAGGTGGAGCTGTCTCAGCACCATCTATACAACCACCTGACTTCAACATAGTAGGTCAGTCTGCAAGTAATCAATTAGCTTCAGCAGTACAAGGTCAATTTAGTCAACCTGTAAAAGCTTATGTAGTATCTAAAGATGTATCTACAGCACAGGAGATGGATAGAAACATTGTTGGAACAGCAAGTTTGGGTTAAATAAAACAAAAACGATAAATAAAGTTATCACATTATGAGGACTATTGAATTATATATAGATGAAGACAATGAGTTTGGTGGAATAGAAGCCATATCTATTGTTGAGAACCCCGCTATAGAAGAAGACTTTATAGCATTGAACAGCCATGAAGTTAAGTTGGCTGAAGTAGATACTGAGAAGAGAATCCTTATGGGTGCTGCTCTCATACCTAATAAAAAAATATATAGGACTAATGGAGAAGAGGAATATTATATTTTCTTTAGTGAAGATACCGTTAGAAAAGCTTCAGAGTTGTTTTTATCGAGAGGTAAACAAAACAATTCAACATTGGAGCATGATGTCGAACTAAGTGGAATGTCTGTAGTTGAGTCTTGGATAGTAGAAGACTTAGAGAAGGATAAAAGCAAAAAATATAACCTTAATGTACCTGTAGGTACTTGGATGGTATCTGTTAAAGTAAACAATGACCAAATTTGGGAAGAGTTTGTTAAGTCAGGTAAAGTAAAAGGTTTTAGCATAGAGGGATTCTTTGCAGACAACTCTAAAAACAGACCTAATGAGTCAGTTGAAGAAGACTTTGCAGAAATGGAAGCTTTAGCTAAAGTATATGCACTTGAGGAGTCATTCTTAGAGGCTCAGGGAGTAGAATTGCAGTCATATACTGATTACCCTCAAGGAGCTGTAAACAACGCTAAGAGAGCTTTAAAATGGAAGAAAGACAATGGTTCTTCATGTGGAACTTCTGTAGGTTGGACAAGAGCAAGTCAATTAGCTAATAAAGAACCCTTAAGTAGGTCTACAATAGCAAGAATGGCTTCATTTAAAAGACACCAACAAAACAAAGATGTGCCATACACAGAAGGTTGTGGTGGTATTATGTGGGATGCTTGGGGTGGTTCTGCAGGCGTTAATTGGGCAATCAGTAAATTAAAAGAGATAGATGGTTAGAAATACTTCTTATAAAGTACATGTTCAAAGGGAAACAGATGCTAAGATAGCTGATGTGAATATAGAACAAGGAGCTATGATGGTTTCTGATACAGGTCTCTATATGGGTTATAATGGGGAGAATGTTAGAGTTTATCCTCAGAGTGGAATTGGTAGTGGTTTAGGTTGGGTAAGATATGATGACACACAATATACTTCATTAAACAAACTTCAATTATTAGACCAAGTTACTGTTACAATGCCTAATAATGGCGGTAACGTAATTAGAAGCCAAGCGGGATTAGAATACTACAATTCTGCAACAAAGAAAATAATAGCTACTAATGTAAACGATGTTTATGTTGTAAGTGTAGTGTTTAAGATGTCTGCTGCCAATGCAAACCAAACACATTTAGATTTCTCTATGAGTGGAGGTGGAGATTTAAACAGAATAGATATGGCATTAGGATTCTACAAAGGAAACGACACAGAACAAAACGTACATAGATTGGTACAGTTCTACACAGACCAAGACTTTGTTACTAATGGTGCAAGTTTTAATATACAAGCACACGGAGGTACTGCTAAAATATGGGATGTAATATACTTTATACAAAAAACACAAAGCTATGCGTGATAAAATGAAAGCTACTCCAAGTAGGACAAGTCCAAAGTCATCTAACAGAGCTTGTCTATGCGACAATGGAACTTACTCAAGAAAATGCTGTAAGGGAAATATAATTAATCAAGGAATAGGGAGTGTAACTAAAATAAACGAATAATATGTTTAACAAGAAAAGTAAATCAAGTAAGAAGAAAGATGAATCAACTAAACCTCTAATTGAAAAAGCAGAAGTTAAAGCTGAAAAGCCTAAACAAGAGGGTAGAAAGATAGTTGGAGTTAGGGGTTAGTCCTTAAAAATACAACAAAGATAACTAATTTAGTTATCATAACATATTGTAATTAATTAACAATTAAATATATGAAAGCCACAGAAATCGTTGAAAAACTAAAGAATGTTTTCCTAAGCGAAGAGTCTGTTGAAACTCAACCTGAAATTCAGGAAGAAGTTCAATTAGAAGCAGCTCAGGAAGAAGTGGTAAACGAAGACCTTGCTGAAATGCCTGCAGAAGATGCAGTAGAAGATGTTGTAGAAGACATCGCAGAAGAAGGAGAAAAGTTTGCTACAAAAGAAGAGTTAGCTAAAGCTGTTGCTGAGATGAAAGCTATGTATGATGCCATTATGGAGAATATGTCTACAGAAGCTGAAGCCGAAGTACCTGCTGAATTAGCTGAAGAAGTAAAAGAAGAATTATCTGCTCAAGAACCTGCCGCACAGCCTATGTCTCACGACCCTGAAGCAATGGTAGAGAAAAGACAAGTAAATCTTTACGGACAAAAAAGACCACAGACAACATTTGATTCTGTGTTATCAAAAATTAGTAAATAAATAAAACCAATAAAATAAACTAAAAATGGCTACAACTACTGACATCACTACTACTTATGCAGGTGAATTTGCAGGAAAATATATCTCTGCAGCTTTATTATCTGCTTCTACCATTGAGAATGGTGGAATTACAGTAAAACCAAATGTGAAGTACAAAGAGGTAATGAAGAAATTATCTACAGATGCACTTTTATCAAATGCTTCTTGTGATTTCGACCCAACTTCAACTATCACATTAACTGAAAGAATCTTACAACCTGAAGAGTTTCAAGTAAACTTACAGTTATGTAAAAAAGACTTTGTATCTGATTGGGAAGCAATTTCTATGGGATATTCTGCATTTGACAACTTACCTCCATCTTTCCAAGATTTCTTAGTTGCACATGTTGCTGCTAAAGTTGCAGAAAAAACTGAGTCTACTATTTGGTCAGGAACTAATGCTACTGCAGGAGAATTTGACGGATTAGTTACTTTAGCTACTGCTGATGCTGATGTAATTGATGTAGTTGGTACTACTGTTACTGCTGCTAACGTAATTGATGAGTTAGGAAAAATTGTAGATGCTATTCCATCTGCTGTTTACGGAAAAGAAGACTTATATTTATATGTGTCTCAAAACATCGCAAGAGCTTATGTAAGAGCTTTAGGTGGATTTGGAGCTGCAGGCTTAGGTGCTAATGGTACAAATGCACAAGGAACACAATGGTGGAACAACGGAGCATTATCTTTTGATGGTGTAAAAATCTTTGTTGCTAACGGATTAGCTGACAACAAAGCAATGGCTGCTGAGAAATCTAACTTATTCTTCGGAACAGGTTTGTTATCTGACCATAACTTAGTAAAAGTTATTGACATGGCAGATTTAGACGGAAGTCAGAATGTGCGTGTGGTAATGCGTATGACAAGTGGAGTACAATACGGAATCGGAGCTGACATCGTTCTTTACTCTTAATTAATAAATAAATAAATAGAAAGGGTAGGTAAGCCACAAAGCCTGCCTGCCCTTTTTTAATTAACCTCAAAATATATAACAGATGGCTTGTGATTTAACAGCAGGAAGGGTAGAACCTTGCAAAGATAGCGTTGGTGGTTTAAAAAACTTGTATTTTGTTAATTACGGAGATTTAGGAGCAATCACTTATGATGTAACTAATACCGATGTAATTGATGCAGTAGCAGGAACACCAAACGCATATAAGTATGAAATTAAGGGAGCTTCTTCTTTTACTCAAAACATTCAATCAAGTAGAGATACAGGAACGACTGCATTTGAGCAAGTAATTGAAGTAACTTTAAAGAAATTAACTATTGCCGACCACAAAGAGCTTAAAATCTTATCTTATGGAAGACCTCATGTAATTATTGAAGATTACAATGGAAACTACTTTTTAGCAGGATTAGAGCATGGTGCGGAAGTAACAGGTGGTACTATTGTTACAGGTACTGCAATGTCTGATTTAAGTGGTTATACACTTACTTTGACAGCTATGGAAAGAGTTCCTGCTAACTTCTTAGGAGATACTCCTACAGCAGTTGGATTTGTAGTTGTGTAAGGTTCTTAAACCTACTACATAATTAAACATAGTAGAGGGATGGTTAGATTAATTTCTTTCCATCTCTTTTCTTTTATAAGCGTGTCAAAATAAAAACAAAAATCAACTTTTCAGTTATCATAATATGATAAGATTATTACCTGATACAGAATCTCAGATAATTGCAATTGTACCAAGAGAGTTCCCTACACAGGAGGCTAACTTTGATAATGTTACTTTGGTAATAACTGAAGATGGTACAAACATATCTGAAACTATAACAGGCATAGTTGCTGAAGTACCTAATGACAATAGTAATTATGTTTACATGGATATAACTTTTTCTATTTTAAGAGAGGGTTATGGATATTATTTAGAATTTACAAAAGGTGGTGAGTTGTGGTTTAGAGATAAAGCTTATGCAACTGCACAAACAAATAAGACTGTTAAGCATACTTTGAATACAAATGAGTATGAAGAATATAGTTCAACAACAAGCGACTATATCATATTATAAAGTTTATTATGGCTAAGAGAAAAATAACATTAAATAACAACGTAAGACCAACTAAGAAATTTAGTGATGGTTCTGTAAGAGTTGTTAATCTTTCAGGGTATGCTGCTCCTGAGATAAAAGAGGTTTATGGTAAGGATTGGGTTCAATATGGAGAGAACAATGATTACTTTGATACATTAATTGAAAGATACTTAGGTAGTCCAACTAATTCAGGTTGTATTAATGGGATTGTTGAGATGATTTATGGAAGAGGGTTAGATGCTACCGACTCTGATGTTAAGCCTGAGATGTACGCTAAGATGAAGCTACTTCTTAAACCGAGAGAGGTTAAAAGAGTGGTTAATGATTACAAGATGCTTGGTCAAGCCGCTATGCAGATTGTATATAATAAAGACAAGACAAGTATAGTAAAAATATTGCACTTTCCAATGGAAACTTTAAGAGCTGAGAAAGCTACTGATGGTCAAATAAAAGCTTACTACTATCATCCTAAATGGTGTGATATAAAACCTTCTGATAAACCTAAAAGAATACCAACTTTTGGTAATGGTTCTAAATCAGACTCTATTGAGATGTTTGTAATTAAGCCTTATAAGTCAGGTTTCTATTACTATGCACCTGTAGATTATAATGGTTGTCTACAATACTGCTCTTTAGAGGAAGAGGTATCTAATTACCATATAAACAACATTAAGAATGGTTTACAGCCATCCTTGTTAATCAACTTTAATAATGGAGTTCCAAATGAAGAAACTCAAGAGTTATTAGAGAGAAGAATATATGATAAATTTAGTGGTACTTCTAATGCAGGTAAGTTTATACTTACGTTTAACGATAGTGCTGAAACTAAAGCAGACTTAGAGCCTATTCATTTACCTGATGCACATGCTCAATATCAGTTCTTATCTACAGAGAGTAGAGAGAAGATTATGATGGGTCATAGAATTGTTTCGCCTATCCTTATGGGCATTAAAGATAACACAGGTTTTGGTAACAATGCAGAAGAGCTTAGAACAGCTTCTATTATCATGGATAATGTTGTTATTAGACCATTTCAGCAAGCTTTAATAGATGGGTTTAGTGAATTATTAAACTTCAACGGAATATTCTTAAACCTATACTTTATTACTCTACAACCAATTGAGTTTACAGAGTTAGACAATATATCTACTAAAGTTAGAAAAGAAGAAGAGACAGGTGAGAAACAAAGTGAAAACTTATCATCTCAAGAGCCTGTTTCATTAGAGGACTTTTCTGATGAAGAAGGAGAAGATATGTATTCTCAATTAGAGGACTATGGAGAGGTTATAAGTGATGAATGGGAGCTTGTTGATACGCAAGTATTAGACGGAACAGAAACCTCCTTAGAAGAGCTTAAAACAACTTTAGCTAAGGTGTCTAAAAATGATGCTAACCCCAACAAAGATTCTAAGCAAGATAATGCAGGATTTAAAGTAAGATATGCTTATGCACCTGTAAGGAAGAGTGCAGGTAGCAGAGAGTTCTGCAAAAAAATGGAGGCTCTTACTGAGAAGAAAATAGTGTTTAGAAAGGAAGATATTGGCATGATGTCTTTCAAAGGTGCTAATAAAGAACTTGGTCATAAGAAGCAAAACTATAGCCTGTTTCTTTACAAAGGAGGGGTTAATTGCAAGCATCTATGGGAAAGAAGAGTTTATAAAAAGAAGGTGAGTGATGATACTGAGGTAGAGGCTTCAGATGCAAAGAAAGATGGATTTAACGAACCTACTAACCCAACAGAGGTAGGAGTTAGACCTTCTGATATGAAGAATGGAGGAGCTTATCCAACAAATAAAAAATAATTAACATGGCAAACAAAGCTCTATTTATAGGATTAGAAGAACTTAAACGCAAGTCCATTATTGATGGAAATGTGGATAATGATAAAATTATACAATTCATTGAGGTAGCTCAAGACACTCATATACAAAATTACTTGGGTGGTAAATTATACAATAAACTACAAACTTTAATATTAAACGGAACTATATCAGATGTCGGTAATGCAAACTATAAAAACTTATTGGATGATTATATCAAGCCTATGCTTATATGGTTCACTCAAAGCAACTACCTTCCTTTTGCGATGTATCAGATTAATAACGGAGGGGTTTACAAACATCGTTCAGAGAACTCGGAAACTATTTCGCTTGAAGAAATGAACATGATGTTAAATAAGGTTACTGAGACTGCAGAGTTTTATACAAGAAGATTTGTAGATTATATGGGTTTCTATAGTCAATTATTTCCTGAGTACAATCAATCTACTAATGGAGAGATGTACCCTGATAAAGATGTAAACTTTCATTCATGGGTTCTGTAGATAAAAAGGAAATTAAAACATATAAGCCAAAAAGCAGTAATATAATAAAGCTTGAAGCTTACTTAAACAAGATAAACAAAGATGGCAAACAGCATATTTTGGGGAATAATCTACGAAAGTAGTTGGTGGGGAGTTACCAAAGATGAAAACAATATTCATTGGGGTTCTAATTATCCTTACAACGTAGACGGAAACTTTATTAGAGCAAGTTCTACTTTAGAGTCCGCAGATGAAACATTTATAACCGCAGACCAAACAATTTATTAATAATAAAAAAACAAAATGGCACAACAAACAATTAATATCGGAACGGTTGCTAA